TCATCGATTTCTATGCCGATCCTTTCCAGCCTCCGAACCTTCCTCCGCCGCCTCGCCACGTTTCCTTATCTCGCCTTCCTTCCCTTTGGAGTGTGCCCTCGCTCCTCTCTTGAGTCGATCGACCGTGTACGCTGCAAAGCTCCTTATTTCCTCGGCGGCAACAGGATCAATTATCCTTGCTTGTTTGTACAGGTTCAAAAGTCCCTGTTCTGCCGTGTCATATACCTCGATGTGCGCGGCTTCTCGTCGTCCCTCTCCTTCCATGAAGTAGGTCACATTCTTCCCTATACGTTCGGCAACTTTTTTGAGCGTGGCGAGATCTGGAACTGTGTCGGTGTTAAGCCACTTATAGATGCTTCCCGGGCTCACTCCCATCTTCTTGGCCAGAGCGACCTGGCTGGTTCCGCTCCTCAGCTCTGTTTCTATGTATTCTCTCAGTTTCTTCATCTTCAATCTTTACTTCAATTTTTTTTGTTGACAAGCTAATACTACAGTAGTAGGACGGCCATTATGATGGCGTTCAACAAAGAATCAATCAAAGCCCTGAGATCCTCCAAAAAGATGACCCTTGAGGAATTCGCCGCGAAGGCCGGAGGAGGCCTGCAAAAACAGCACATTTCAAAATGGGAAAAAGGCCTTTCCATGCCCCGCATCGAGTCTCTCCTCAGAATCGTCAATACCTTCAACGTTCCCATAGATTTTTTCTTCACGAAAATCGCTACTACTGTAGCAGTAGACAAAAAGAAGAAGGCGGAGTAAAGCATTGAATTTTTTTTGTCCAGAAGCGGCCAGCGTAATCGAGGGTAATTCGATAGCCCCCATAGGGGCAAAAATTTTTGCCCGGAAGCGGCTTGCGTAATCGGGCGTAATCGAGCGTAAGGAGGCGTAACGTGGAACACGGGACACGGGAAGAAAGGGAGATGCAGCAACTTGCTGCACGAGCTAAGGAGTTGGGGGAAGAGCGAGAGGAAAGGGTCAAAGCGGCCGCGCGCCAGATCGACCGGAAGACGTTTGCGGCCGCATGCGACATTTCCTACAGCTACGCATCGGACATTCTCAACACAAACGGAAAGGTGACGGCAAAACCGTGGCAGGAATGGATGACAGGGGTGCTCATTCTGCTCAACCCCGAAGGGTACATGGCAGAGGTAGCGGCGTTCGACGCCGAGCACTGCGGATACGATAAGCCACTCAAAAAACGCAAGCTCACCCCGGAGGAAGAAAACAAGGTCGTGAAGGAGCGTATCAAGTTGCACGGCCTCGGTCCTCTCTTTAAGGACCTCTTCCCCGATCTCTCCAAGGTATAAGGGTCCGCCAATGGAACGCGACAGAGACGGATACATCATTGTCAGCATCTGCAAGGCAGACGACGTCCTGAAGGCCGTCGCCGACTCCCGGGAGCCTCTGAGTATCGCCCAGATAATCCAGGCACTCGGGGGAGAGGTCGGCAAAGACTCTGTTTTCCGCGTCTGCGTCACCCTCGAGTCGCTCAACTGGCTCAACAAAATCGGTGACCATTACGAGCTCGGCATGGGCCTCGCCCTCTTCTGGGCCAAGAAGAAATCCCTCCTCGAGGCGAGCAGGATCCGCGTCGAGAGAGACCTCGCCCTTCTGTCACCAACCGAACTGCACAAAACGGAGGATCAACCATAATGAGACGCGATCCCGAAGAAACACTCGCAGAAATGAAGAACACCGAGAAAGCTATCGAGGACCAGGGTGCCCTCGTCGAGCTGCACGAAACCGACAAACAGAGATCCGCTCACCTCGCCGCCCTCGAGGAGCATGAGAAGCTCATCGCCCCCTATACGGACGGCCTCCCCTATGACCGAGACAGAATTATCTCTGCAGCAAAAGACAAGTTATTTTCAAGCTTTACTAACGCCGTGGAATGCGGCAAGTATCTCATATGGCTTCAGGCCGGGGAAGGAGTCCAAACGTTTGGACTTATCCTCAATGAGCACTTTTCAAACCTCTCTCGGGCCACGGCCTTCAACTTTATGCGCCTCGCGAAGATCTCCGTCGAGCATCCGAAAATGGCACTGCTCGCCGACAACCAGCGCTCAAAAGCGCTCGCCCTCCTCGAGATTCTTAACGAAGGTGAGATAGAGGAGCTCGAAAACGGTGGAATTATCGCCGGCCTGACCCTGGACGACGTCGACAAAATCCCGGCGCGTCAGCTCAAGGAGAAGCTCCGTTCCTACAAGAAACGTGTCGATCGCGGTGCAGAACAGCTCATCAAGCTCGAAGAAGAGAACAAAGCCCTCAAAAAGGCCCTGAAGGACGACCGCCGCCGCCTCTACGGCGACGTCATCGTCGAGTTCGGGCCCGAAGACCAAAAGGCGATCGAACAGCTCCATTATGCCCACGACCAGATGTGGCTTTGCCTCACCGCTATCTCGACGATCGACAAGACGGCGACGAGCGATCGTCTCATGCTCATCGCCCGGGACCTTTGCCTCCATATCCGGCAGCTCGCCGTCGAGACCTTCACGGAAATCGTCGAAGCTCGGCCCGATCTCCCCGACCAGGGTGAGACGAACTACTGGGAGGAACGCCTCCCACTCAATAAGACTGTCGCAGACGTCCAATCTCCCGGCGATGGTAAGGAGCCTGCCGGTGAGGATTCATCCGGAATCGGCCAGAAGAAGCCCCTCCACTTCTCGCCCAAGGGAAAATAAAGGTTTCCGCCATGGTACCCCGCGAGATACTCGCCCACATCAAACAGGAGCTCACAGGACTCGTAGGCGTGGACTACACGCGCCGTGTGGGCGAGCTCGCGGTGCGGTACTCGAAGAGTGAGCAGACCATAGGCCGTTGGGCCAACCTCGCAGGGATCCGCCGCCGCAAAGAAAAAGCGACCAAAGGCACGACCAAAATGGACCGGGAAGCCCTTCTTCTCGGCGCGTCTTTTATTCTCGCGTCCCGTCGCCTTTCGAACCAGACGACCCTCCCCGCGAACGACGCGAAAGAGATCCTCGAAGACTCCGGACTCCTCAAAACGTCCGTCTCCGACAGTCTCTTCCGCGCCCAGCTCCGCCAACAGAAGATGTCAGCTCGTGACATGTGCGCCCCTTCCCCCCACAAGGACATGAAGAGCGAGCACCCGAATCACGTCTGGCAATTCGACGTCACAAACTGCTTGCAGTACTTCCTCGATGAAAAGGGCCTCGGCGAGCGCGACATGGAGCTCGAGCTGGAGAAGAACAAGATCGTCAAGGCTGCGAAGACGATCAGGCGGCAGCTCCTCCGCTACGCGGTGGTCGACCACTGCTCGGGAGAGTTCTACTTCCAGTATTTCTATGCCTCAGGCGAGCGCCCCGAGGACGGCGAGAAATTCCTCCTCCGGGCCATGAGGCCCAAGGACGAGCTCGTAGAGGTCACTTTCGCGGACTCCACCGGAAAAATGGGCAAATATAACCTCCAGGGCGTCCCCTTTAATGTCTATGCGGACAAAGGGTCCATCGCCCGGGCCCGCAAGCTGCAAAACCTGTTCGAAGCGCTTCAGATCGTCCTCGCCACGCACCTCCCCGGGAATCCTCGGGCAAAGGGCGCGGTCGAAGGTTTGATGCACTATCTCAACCGCTTCGAGGCCCGTCTCATCCTGAAGAGGCCCTCGAGCCTCGAGGAGCTCAATGCCTGGGCCCTCGATTGGTGCATCAGGATCAACGCCACGAAGCCCTTCCGCAACATCGCGCCCCGGGCGGCCCTCTGGTCCCGCATTACGAATGACCAGCTCCGCCTCTGTCCGGACGAAGAAACGTTCTGGCGTCTCGTCTCCACGGGCCCCATCGAAAAGCTCGTGAACGGCTCGCTCATGATCCGCCACAACGGCCTCAAATACCGGGTCGACGACGTGGAGCTCGCGAACACAAAGGTCACCATTCGGGAGAATGCATACGAATCGCCCGCGATCGACGTCCACGGTAACGGCCGTGTGTGGCTCGTCCGTCCCCTCGAAATGGACACCTACGGCCGCCCGGAAGACGCGACCACTTTCGGTACCTACAAGGCGCATCCCGATACACAGGCCCAGAAGGCGAAGAAAGAGTTGGAGACGACGGGTGCCAAGATTGGCCTCACCTTCAAGGGCACCGGAGACAAGCGCCGCGCAGTCGCGCCGCCCGTAGGGTACGAGTCACCCCTCTCGGTGTTCGGAAACCAGGCCGAGAAAGTCCCCGAGAACATGGCCTTCATTACCCGTCCCGGGACGCCTCTCGAGATAAAGGAGCCGGAGCGCATACCGAACCAGGCCCGCGCCACTTCCGCTTTCGAGGTACCGCGTACGAGCGTCGTCCGCCAGATTTCCGTCTCCGACTTTCTCCTTCGCCTTTCGAGAGAGGCCGGGCCCATCTCGAAAGACCTCAATAGGCAACTGAAACAGTCCTATCCCGATGGAATCAGCGTCGACGAGGCGGACAGCCTTATCGAAGAAATACAAAGCGGAAAGTGGACCGGCCGCGCAGGCGAAGAGCTTTCCGCAACCACGGAAGGGAGGTGAAAAAGAGATGGGCATCAATACACGCGCTTACAAAATGCCCGATAAGCCGATCGTCCTCAAAGACCTCGCTCTCGATTGCGACATCACCCAGGGGGCGCTCGCGGAGGTCGGGGAGGTAAGCAGACCGACGATCAACCTGGTTCTCAATAAAAGCTATGCGCCGGACAAGGTGGGAAAAGATCTCAAGAAGAAGATCGAGGAATACATTGCCGCGCATCTTGCCGGGCTCAGGTGGCTCGCCGATCGGGAAATGACCGTTCCGGATATCTGGAGGCAAACCGATCCGGGAAGGAGGAGGCAGCCGGCCGGGCAGGGACGGAGGAAGGCCGAAACGCAGGCAATCGCCGCGGCGATCCCGGGAGACCCGGAATCGGTGGACATGACGAAGGAGGTGGAGATGGTTTCACAGGAGGCTCTCAAACATTTCAAGGTATTTCGCAATCCGTTCATCGATGACATTCAAAAGGAAGGGGACATCTACATGTCCGACGAGCACCGCTACATTCAGATGGCAATGCTCGACGCCGCTCATCACGGAGGGTTCCTCGCAGTCATAGGGGAATGCGGCTCGGGCAAGTCCGTCATGAGGCGGAAAGTCGTGGGGGAGCTGAAGAAGGACGGGGATGTCCGGGTCATATTCCCCCAGATCATCGACAAGACGAGGATGAACGCGGCCGCGATCTGCGACGCGATCATCATGGACCTTTCCGAGGAAAAGCCGAAGAACAAGCTCGAGCACAAGACGCGTCAGGTTCTGCAGCTCCTCCTCGAAAGGTCCAAGGAAGGTTACCGCTCGGTCCTCATCATCGAAGAGGCCCACGACCTGAGCGTTCCGACCCTCAAATACCTCAAGCGCTTCTATGAACTCGAGGACGGGTTCCGGAAGCTCCTCGGCATCATCCTCATCGGCCAGATCGAGCTCTTCAGGCTCCTCGACGAAGGTACCCACATAGAGATGAGAGAAGTGATCCGGCGGATCCAGATTGCCGAGATCAAGGGGCTCAACGGCAACATACGGGACTATCTCACGCTCAAGTTTCGCCGCATAGGCTCCAAGGTCGACGAAATCTTCACCGACGACGCGATCAAGGCCCTGTCCGCACGCATGACGAAAGAAGACCGGCATCAGAGGAAGCTCTCCCACGCCTACCCCCTGGTAGTGAACAACTACGCGGCGAGGGCCATGAATATGGCCTACGAGATGGGCGAGGAGAAGGTCACGGCCGAGGTGGTGGAGAAGATCTAACGTTCATCTGGAAAGAACAAACCCCGGGGACCGGCTCCGGGATCCCGGCAGCCGGAAGCCTCCGGGATGAACGAAGGGAGGTGGGGAGCATGGAAGGGAATATCGATGTAAGGGTGGAGCGGGAAACAAAGGTCGACCTTAATAAGGCCGCGGTATACGGGGGATGGTGCCTCATCGGGTTCGTGTTCGGCGCACTGATCGGCATACTCATGGGTTACGGGGCCCAGGCGGTGCAGCTCGCGGCCTCGTGCCAGTAAGGGGAAGGAAACGATGAAGATCGAGGATATGAACGTGTGTACGCAGTGCAACGAGGTCTTTCCTCAGAAGAGGACGGCCGAGTGCCCCGCGTGCGGATCGAAAAGGATCGCCCCGGTCGCCGGCTGGGTGACGTCTTTCACTGTCCAGAATGCCGAGGCCCTGGAAGCCTACGAACAGGCAAGAATGGGCAACATGCCGAACGGTGTCGACGTCATTGTCGACCTCGCCGCGGCGATCGGGCAATAGGGGGACACATGGCAAACATGGAACAAGTCGAAATGGCAACGGCGGTATACGCGGCCGGGCGCGCGATCCTCGAAAAGAAGGTCATGGCCCTCAAGGCTGAGGAGGACAAGCTTAAAAAGAAGCACCTGCCGATGATCAGGGTGGCCCTGAACGCGGCCAAGGTGAAATACGGCATGCTCCTCGACATGATCCAGGCGAACAAGGACCTCTTTAAACGGCCGAAAACGGTCATTTTCAACGGGATCAAGGTCGGGTTTCGCAAGCAGAAAGGGAAGATCACCTGGGAAGACGACGCCCAGGTGGTGCGCCTCATCCGGAAGCACTTTCCCGACCAGGAAAGCGTGCTCATCATCACCACCGAAACCCCTTCAAAGGAGGCCCTGGAAGCCCTCACGGCCGCGGACCTTAAGAAGATCGGGGTGAGGGTCGGAGACGACGAGGACAAACCCGTCATCAAGAACGCGGATTCCGAGCTGGACAAGCTGATCGATGCTCTGTTCAAGGACGAGGAAAGAGAGAGGGAAGAAGCATGAAGAAGACGCAGCAAAAGCCGACGCTGGACATAAAGGTCTACCAGCATGACTGGATCCCGGGGTTTGCTGCCATGCTCAATGACGGGAGTATCGACGAAAAAGCTGAGGCCCACGTCGTACTCAACCTCGGTTCCATCTTGTGCGCCGTGAAAGTGGGTGACGTGCCACGGGAAGACATGCCTTACATGATCGCAGAATGCTTAATGCACGAAGTCATTCACGTTCTTGAAGCATGGGCCGGGGCGGAGTTCAACGAAGACCGCGTCGAGGCTTTGATCGAGAAGTATCAGGAATACCTGAGGCAGACGACGGAATTGCTTCCGAAAAAGATGAACGAACCGTCCGCGACGGAGAGGGCCGACACAACCATATTCGTGCGTTATTACAACGGCACCTATATAGCGAGGTGGCGCGGGAAGATAGCCAGCGCCACCGCTTGTCAGAAGTACGCCGCCGACAGGGTGGCGAAGAAGGTCCTGGGCGACAGGGAATTCGAGCTGACGAGGTGCGGAAGCGATTACGCATGGAACGTCGTGGAGAAAGGAGGCGTGTCATGACTCCGGCTTAAAAGGCCGAAATACGGGCAGCCCCATGGACGCTTCTGCCCGTATATGTCCGGTTATGCCGGCGCTGACGAGGCCAGGGAGGATAACGATGACAGCAATCTTGATCCTGATCTATCTGGCGGTAAGTTTTGGGGCGGCCCTCTTTATGGGGCGCTTCATCTACGAAGGCGGACGGCCCGATGTCCGAAGATAACGACACCCCATGGCCCTTCATGGTCGAGCTCAATGGCCACAAATATCGGCGCCTGCTTGCGGCCACGACGCCGACGGGCGGCATCTGGGAGTACTGCAAACAGGGCCGGTGGCACAAGGTCCAGAGCGTGTTTCTGAAGCAGGATTTGAACGATAAGGCGAAGAAGGAGACCGGAAGAAGCCAATGACGACCGGAACGAAGTCGCTGCTCTTCGGCGTTCATCAATTCGTGTGGCATCCGGTGACGGTCCTCGTCGCGTGGTGGAGGCTCTACGGCCGCCCGACCTGGAAGGAACTCGTCTGCATCATAGTTCACGACTGGGGCTACTGGGGATCGCCGAACATGGACGACGAGCGTGGTGAAAGACATCCCGAGACCGGCGCGGAGATAGCGCGTGTGCTCTTCGGCGGGGAGTACTTCCGTCTCGTCCTCCTCCATTCTCGTCATTATGCGCGCCGCTTTCCCGCCCCACCTTCGAAGCTATGCTGGGCGGACAAGCTGAGTCTCCTCTACGATCCGCCCTGGTTCTATCTTGCGAGGGCAATTCTGAGCGGCGAGCTTTCGGAATACAGGCATTCTGCGGCCGGCGCGAACTTCGTGCCTCTTTCGGCGTCCCATGGCGAATGGATGAGGGTGATGAGAGAGAAGTTCAGGCTCCTCGCCGAAACGAAAAAGGCCGACGTCGTCGAATACGCGAACACCGCATATTACGCGAGGAGGAAATAAATGATGACCAAACGGGGAGCCAATTGGATGCATTTCTCGAACATCGTCCAGGAACACATAAACGAGTATACCGTCCCGCAGTTCGGGGATCAGCCTGACGATCACATCGAGTCATGGTCGGCCGAGGACTGCATCCGGCAGATCGAGAAATATGTCGAGCGCTTCGGAAGTAACCAGCGCGGCGCCGAGGAACAGTTCCGCGACATGCTCAAGATCGCCCACTATGCCGAGCTCGCTTACGAGAAGCTGGAGAAGAAAGGTAACCTCAGGATGCTCGGCAATGAGGAGATCATAGCCGAAGGAGACTTCCTCGAGGGCATCGCGACCAGCGAACTCTGGATGATCAGAGAACGCGGAATCGAGGCGGCCCTAATCGGCCTTACCGTGTCCCAGGCGGTAACAAGGTATGCCAACGTGAGCCGGATACTGCGCTTGGCAAAGCGGCAGGTGTAGCTATGGAGTGGACCTTCAGGAAGCCGACCGAGGAAGGCGCTTATCTCTACCGGATAGGAGAACACGGCATGCGCGCCGCCGTAGTGTCCAAGCACGGTAGTGGAAAGAACGGCGAGCTGCGCGCGAAGCTCACAGGGACCTTCATGGAATATTCCCTCTCGTCCCTTTCCGGCGAATGGGCCGGCCCGATCCCCATACCTGGGGAGAAACGCTGATGGCAGCTCCCGGAAAGATCCCCGAGGTCCACCGGGTCAACCCTTTTCTTGGAGGGCCGGTCTGTCGATCGACCGACGATCCAATCTGCATGACCGAAGACCCTGGACTCGTGAGGTGCGCGGGCTGCGAGAGTGCCTGGGAGAAATATTTCGCGCGCAAGGTCAGGCGGGTGCTGTCCCCCGGGAGGATGACAGAATGAGACAGGACGGAAGCATGACGAGTGTCGAGCTCATGACCGGCCTCGGCCACATCTACGGTTTTGAGGTCAGAGGTAAAGACGTTGGAGTCTCTCTACAAGAGGATCGGCCCGATCTGGCGGAGTTGCTCGCCGACGGGAATAAAGACGACGGCCCTGGGGCTGCCGAACTTACTACGGAGGAAGGGAATATGCCAAAGAAGAAGTGCAAGAACGGTTGCGGGAAGCAAGCGGCCACACCGGAAGACACGTGTTATGCGTGCTACAAGACAGAGCACGGTCACTCGTACAACACGGTGAAGCCCCGAAAAGTTTCGGGGGGGGCAACGCTGTGAAGCCTGAGCGGAAATCTCCCCGGCAGAAAGGGCAGGAAGAACGGGAACACCACGACAAGCAGACCCTGCCTGTCGAGGCACTGACCGATGCCGCAAACAGCGTCGCGAAGCAGGCGATGAAACTGGGGCATACCCTCGGGCAGGCCGAAGCAGAGGCGAGGGAGCAGGACCAGCGTACAAGGATCACGGTCGTTACGATGGACTTCTACGGACCTTCTCCCCTCGAAGGCCTCATGCCGCTTTTGAAAGCATTGGAGACTCTTCGTGGCTGACAAGCCGGCAGACAACAAGCAGAAGACGCTCATCCACCTCGCGAGGACACAGCTCGGTATGTCGGAGGATCAGTACCGGGCCGCGATCCGGAGGATCTGCAACGGCAAGGAGAGCGCGAAGGGCCTCACCTACGACGAGGCCCACGCGCTCATCGAGCATTTCCGCCATCTGGGCTTCCAGATCAAACCGAAGGGAGGCGTGTGCCGGGCAATGTGTGCGCCCAGGAAGCGCGGGGAGAAGCTCCCCGACAACGTCCTCGTCCTCGCCTCCCCCGCCCAGGTCGCGAAGATCAATCGCCTTATCGCGGACATCAGGTGGAAGACCATCGACGGCTTCGTCCGCTGGCTGAGGAAGTACTACGGCATCGACAGAATCAAATATAGTTTGGAAGCGAGCCGGGTCATGGAAGGCTTGAAAGGATTGTGGAAGAGCCAGCACGGATGCAAATGCAAACTCGCACAGGGAGGCGACTATGGCGAGAGGTAAGAAATCGAAAACGGTATTCACAGTGAAACACCTCAAAGAATTCATTGCGGACATTCCCGATTCTGTCCCTATCAGAGGAACATTCGACGAACGCGTCCGGGGAGTTTGGTACAAAGCGGACAAGGACGAATCCGGCCCGAGGCAATGGATAGTGTTTGAGGAGGTCGAGAGATGACGAAAAGAAACCCCATTATTCTGATCACATTGTTCCTGTTCGCGGCATTGGCGCCGGGAGCGATGGCATGCGCTGATGAAGTAGCAGTGACCGAACCCTTATACTTCGGCGAAACGTCAACCACCGCCACCATCACATCTGCCATCGCTCTGGCAGTGCCGTCGTGGAACGTTTCAATTTCTGAAGATGGACAGCTTTCTATCAACGGTACACCCGTCGAACGCATGTCCGATCCAGAAATAAAAGAAGCAATGAAGGAGATAGTCGGTTATGTAAAGGCGGAAAGAGCCGACAGATGGCTCATCGATCAATATGACCGGCAGACGGGCTATCTCCTCCGCGAACTTGAGAGATGCGGGGAGAGAAAAGAAAGCCTCGAAAGGATCAACAGAGAGCTCTTCGGTATCGTGAAGAAGTACGAGAATATTGTGTCTGCCTCGAGAGTAGGCATCGCCGATGTCATGCGCGAAATTAAAAAGGAAAAGAAAAAATTCAGCAAGCAGCTTGAAGGAAAAGAGAGCAAATAGCATGGACGAAAAGGCCGCCCTTGCCCACCTCTCGGGAGATTTCAGGCGCATCGCCGAGCTCGTCGGCGTCGAGAACGCCTTCAGGATCTCCCGGGAGTTCGGCGGCCTCATCGTCTTCGTCCCCAAGCTCGACCATCTGCAGCGCCTCGTCCGCGACGCCGAGATCCGCAACGCCTACGATCGCAAGACGTCCGTCCGAGACCTCGCCCGCAGGTACAAGTTGACCATGCGTCAGGTCTATACTATTCTTGGAAAAGAATCCCACGATCTTCCTTCGGAAGATCTCCCTCTTTTTCTCCCCGGTGAAGACCCTCATGAGAAGTAGATAGTACTGAAGCCCTTCACGTTCCCCTCTACGTTTACCCCACGATAGACTCGCAATTGTGATGTCCGCTGCTTCATATTCCCTTCCCAGCCAGGCGCGAGCCCGGTCCCTCGCGCCTGGCGCCTCCCCCCGGGCTTCGGCCCTCGGGAGGATTTGCTCTGAATACCCCGTAGAGAGGGTGCGCCGGCGTAGCCCTGACGGTTTAGAAGGCCCGGTCATAGAGCACCCACATATGAGTCGCGCGCGGGATGGTAAAGCACCCGGGTTGGTGTCCCCGGCGTTGCCGCGCAGATCGGTTTTAGGGGACGGGACCGCCCATGCCACTGAACACCTCATAGGCCATGGGCGGCCCGTACCCCGCATTGAGAGGACCCATGCCTGAGCCGTTGAAAGATTTTCCCCAGCTCCGCTCCATGCTCGAAGAGGAAGAAGCGAGGAAACCCAAGCCCTACCGCGACAATTCCGTTGGCCGCTACCTCACCATAGGCATCGGCTGGAACGTTGACGCAAACCCTCTTCCTCCGGACATCGCCGCCCACCTCAAGGACCACGGAGAAATCACGGACGAGATGATCGAGCGCCTTCTGGACATCTCGATCGAGAAGGCGGAGAGGGCCTGTCGCAGGATCTGGCCCGATTTCGACAACTTCACGGACGCCCGCCGGGTAGCGCTTTGCGACATGGTCTTCAACATGGGTGAAGGCAATGCAAAACGCGGCATGCGTTCCTTCCGCAACGCCCTGGCCGATATAGCCGCCGGCAAGTGGGCAAGCGCCTCGACCCGTTTCGCGACGTCGCTGTGGGCGAAACAGGTAGGCTCGAGAAGGTCAAAAAAACTGATCGACATGATCAGACTGGGCTGATTTCGAGGCCCGAAAAGGAGGCAGTATGTTCGCAAAGGCAATGGTTTTAACACTCGCGGGAATCGCTCTTTCTCTCGTCATTTACGCGTTCGTGATCCGCCTCGTCTATTGGGGATCCTTCCTGAAGGAAAGATGGTGCCGTCTGAATCCCTCGGCCGGCCGCCATATCCCGGTCCTTTCCTTCCTGCAGGAAAAGTTTTCCCGCCCCCGGGTCAACTACGGCTGGATCATGTTTCCGCTCCTTCTTGTCCTCTTTGCTCCTTTATGCCTGCTCGCCGCCGATGCCCCAACTCCCGTCGGAGAGGCCCTGGGCGCTTTCCTGACTAACACGGTGCTGCCCGTCCTTGGCTCTCTCGTCGCCGCTCTCGTGAGCCTCATCCTCCTCGCGATCAGGAAGAAGACGGGCATCCAGGCAGGCGCCGAGTATGACGCCTGGCTCGCCAAACAGGCGGAAACAGCCGTCCAGATGGTGGCCGAGAAGGCCGCGGCGGCCGTCAAGCTCGACCAGATGAAGTTCACCTCGAGCGAGAAACTTGAAATGGCGATCGCCGCCCTCGTATCGAAGGCACCCAAACTAACCGAGGAGCAAGCCGACCAGTACGTTCATGCGGCCCTCGCGCGGATCCCGGGGCTGGGTGCCACGGCAGACGCGGCATTCGTCCCGGCCGCGGGGTAGACCATGAGCGGCTTCAGCACGGCGGCGGTGTGCCTGGCCATGGTAGCGAAGGCCGGTGAGGGAACGATCGACTCAGTCAAAGATGATGAGCCCATCCCTCAGGAAAAGTTCCAGGCCTTCATGGAAAAACTCATGGGGTATGTCGCCGACGTGCTCGAAGGCAGGGAGCCGCAATGATTTCGACTATTCTGTCCATCATCGCATTCTTCGGTCCGATCCTTTACGAGCTGCTCGCCGGCAAGGACGCGCGGATAGGGAGGTCCAATGAGAACTTCGACGAAGCGATCGCTGCGAACGATACCGCTGCTATTACTCGCCTGCTGTCTCAGCGTTACGACAGCGTGCGCGCCAAAAGTAATAGCGATTCCCGATAGCCGCGAGATCGTGGACCTGTCGAAAGGATCGGAGCCGAGGCCGGGCTGGTATGCGATCTCGGGCGGGTACCTCAGGGAGATCTACCGCGACTGCGGAACGAAGGCGGACAAATGAACTGGGCCGAGATTTTCAAGTCCCTCGCCTTCTGGGGTCCCGGCATGCTGATCGCCGCCCTTATCATCTGGACCCTTTACAAGCTGGGCGGAAAAGCGGTCGAGGGATTCATGTCGCTCGGGAGGGACTTTATCTCCGCCCAGAAGGCCCAGGCGGAATCGCTCGCGCGCATGGCGCAGGGAACGGAAGGCCTCCGCGCCTGCATCGACAATTTTGTGAACCGGGACAACAAGGACCACAGGGAGATGACGATCCTACTCAAGTACATTGCCGAGAAAGTCGAGACCATAGAGGAGCGCGGATAATATGGACGTCAAAAGGGAACGCTACAAGCGCATCCGGGGCGCGATTCTCAAACTCCTCGCCCACGAGCACCCCGGCCCGATCGATTTCGCGGTTCTTCACAGGCTCCTCGACGATCTTCGCTTCACCATGACCGAGGAAGAGCTCACGAGCCATCTCGTCTACCTCGAGGAAAAGGGCTGTGTGAAGATCGACAAGCGGGCGACCTCGGGAGTGGAGATCGTCATGGCGACCATCACCGCGGACGGCCTCGACGTGCTCGACTCCTTCCGGCCGGACTGCGGCATCGACGTGAGGTTCTAAGGGAAATGAGAAAGTCCTACCTCGCAGAGAACAAGGAGCTCGCCTATCGTCTCTGGCGCGCATCCAACCAGAACGTCGAGCAAACACTCCGGGAGCTGCGCAAACACCCCGAAGGCTTCCCCCTGAGTAAACCCACGCTCTATACCTGGATGGATGAAGGCGCCTGGAAAGAGCGGGCAACGAGGGCCGACGCCGAAGAGCAGAAGGCGAACGATGCAACAGCGTCGGCGGAAGGGAGGGCGCTATTGTCTCTCGAGAGCGTCCAGCAACATTACGAGGAGTACTTCAAGACGTTGGGAAAGGCCAGAGTCGACAACCAGGCCATGTTCGCTTACACGGGCGTGATCAAGTCGATTTTCGACATCAAGATGAAAGCGAGCGCCCATAAGGCGACGCTCTTTCTCGAATTCATGCGAGATCTCGTCCAGTTCCTCTCGAAGCACGACCCCGACAGCGTGGGCGTCATTGAGAAGAACTTCGACGAGTTCGCGTCCTGGGCAAAGGAAAAATACGGTGTGTGACCGAGGCGTCGAGGATAAAGGGGCCCATGGCATCCGTCACTAAAGACAAATTATTCAACCGCGAGTTGGAAGCGCTCCGCGCCCTCATCCAGTCGTCCGCAAAGCCCTTTCCGGACGACAAGAAGGCGCGCGCCGAACGCATCAAACGAGGCTCGACGGACCTCGAGTACTTCGGGAAGACGTACTTCCCCCATTACCTCGGCTCGCCGACTTCGGCCCTTCATCGCTACATATGCGACCGCTATCCCCGGATGATCTTCCAGGCCAAGGACACCGGCCAGGGCGATCGGGAAGCCGACGCGGCGCCCAGGGGCAACGCGAAGTCGACCTGGACGACGCTCATCCTCCCCATTTGGTGCGCGGCCTTCAAGTACCGCTTCTTTCCGCTTATTGTGTCGGAGACGACGGCCCAGTCGATCGACTTCCTCTCCTTCATCAAGATGGAGATCGAGACGAATGAGCGGCTTAAACAGGACTTCCCCGAGCTGTGCGGAGAGGGGCCCGTCTGGCGCGCCGACACGATCATCACGAGATCCGGCATAAAGATCCGTGGCGCCGGCGCCGGCCAGAAGCTCAGAGGCATGCGCCACGGATCCCGACGTCCCGATCTCGTCATCGGCGACGACCTGGAGAACGACGAGGCTGTCGAATCGGCCGACCAGCGCAAGAAGCTCGAGAAGTGGTTCTTCAAGGCCCTCATGAAGATCGGCCAGCCCGACACGGTCTACATCGTCATCGGCACGATCCTTCACTATCAGAGCCTTCTTTCCGAGTTGCTCTCGAAGCCCGGTTGGAAGGGGCGCAAGTTCAAGGCCGTGATCGAGTGGTCGGAGTCGAAGCTCTGGGAGAAGTGGGAGCAGATCTTCTCTGATATAACCGTGGGCAAGGAGCTCGCCGAGGAACGGGCGGACGATTTCTTTGCCACCCATCGCGACGAGATGCTCGAAGGCACCGCGGTCCTCTGGGAAGATCGAGAGCCGTACTACTACCTCATGAAGATGAGGGTCTCCGAGGGGCCCGCCTACTTCGCCTCGGAGAAACAGAACGAACCCATCAACCCCGAGGATGCCGTTTTTCTCGAGGAGTGGATCCAGTACTGGGAGGAAGACGAAGTGGACCTCGCCGGCATACCTCATATGGGGTCCTGCGACCCTTCCATGGGCAAAAAGTCGAAGAATGCCGACCCTTCGGCGATCATCGGCGGAAAGAAGAAAGGCGACGTCATCTACCTCACGATCGGCGACATCGAGAAGCGCCACCCCGACAAGATCACCGACGACATCCTCCTCTATCACAAGGTCGACCCCTTCCTCAAACTGGTTATCGAGGAAGTGCAGTTTCAGGAGTACTTCAAGCATTCCTTCGAGAAAGAAGCCCACAAGCGCGGACTTACCATCAATGTCCAGGGCGTCCGCCCCAACGTCGACAAGGACCTCCGCATCGTCACTCTCCAGCCGTGGATCAAGAACGGCTGGATCAGGTTCAAGCGCACGGGCATGAGAAAGCTCATCGACCAGTTCATCTACTACCGGCCGAGGGGTAAGGGCGGCCACGACGACGGCCCCGACGCGGTCGAGATGCTCAAGAGCCTCTATGAATCAGGCCTGGTCGACTGGGTGAAGGTGGTGAGCTGATGGCAAGAAAGAAAGTCCCCGCAGTCGCGCCTGTCACCCCTTACCAGCTCAAAGGCACGGTCCAGGGCAAGAACATCGTCTTCGAGAGAGCCACCTTCGACGGCTTCGTCAACTTCATGGCCAAGCTCGGCCTACAGGCTGACAACCAGCTCTCGGGCGGTCATTACTCCTTCGGCCCCTTTCTCTCGCGCAACCGTCAGGAGCTCGAGGCGGCTTACCGGGGATCGTGGATTGTCGGTAAGGTCGTCGACGCGGTCGCCGAGGATATGACGAAGAAGGGCGCCGAGATCGTCTCCCAGATGGACCCCAAGGAGATCGCCCAGATCGACCGGGCCATGAAACGTCTGCGCGTGTGGCGTTCCCTCTGCTCGGCAATCAAGTGGTCACGCCTCTTCGGCGGAGGCCTCGCGGTCATGCTCATCGACCAACAGAAATTGGACACGCCGCTCCGCGTCGAGACGATACGAAAGGGGCAGTTCAAGGGTTTCCTCGTCCTCGATCGCTGGCTCGTGCAACCCTCGCTGGAAGACCTTATCACCGAGTTCGGCATCGACCTCGGCATGCCCAAGTACTATTCCGTGATCGGCGACGCCGCGGCACTGCCGAACGTGCGGATCCACCACTCCCGGGTCGTCCGTTTCGATGGCATTGAGCTCAACTACTACGGCAAGAAAATGGAGAACGGCTGGGGGATCTCCGAGGTCGAGCGTATGCACGACCGCCTCATGGCGTTTGACTCGGCCACGATCGGCATGGCGCAGCTCGTCTTCAAGGCCCACCTGCGCGGCGTAAAGGTCAAAAGCCTGCGGGAGGCCCTCACCGCCGGCGGGGCCCAGGAAGAAGCGGTGATCAAGATGTTCGACTACATCCGTCGCTTCCAGACCAATGAAGGCCTCACGCTTCTCGACGGGGACGACGAATTCTGGGCGCAGTCCTACACTTTCTCGGGCCTCTCCGACGTCCTCATGCAGCTCGGGCAGCAGGTCTCCGGAGCCGCACACATTCCCCTCGTTCGCATGTTTGGCATGGCACCCGCCGGCCTCAATGCAACAGGGGAATCGGACCTGCGCAACTATTACGACGAAATCAACTCCCGCCAGGAAACGGATTTGGCTCCCGCCCTCGCCGAGAAGATCTACCCGGTTATCTCCATGTCGGTCCTGGGAAAACCCCTCCCCGAGGACTTCGACTTTGCCTTCCGGAGCCTCTGGCAGATGCAGGACAAGGAAAAGGTCGAGATGGCGAAGACGGTTTCCGATAGCGTGAACGAGTCGGTCAACTCCGGAGTCATCGGCAGGAAGACGGCCCTTAAGGAGCTCAGACAGTCGAGCAAAACCACGGGGATCTTCTCGAATATCACCGATGAGACGATCGAGGCGGCGAGCGACGACGTCGAGCCGAAAGGAGAGGTTGGCCTGGAGATCCCCGGGTTCGAGGGGCAGACGCAGGACAATGTCGACGAGCAAACCGTCGACGTCAGGCTCAAGGACCCCGATGGAAGTCTGATGAAGCTCCTGAAACACTTGGCCGCTACTGCGAACCCCGGTCATTCGTTCACTGTTATTGTCGATCCGGATAGGGATCCCCAGCGCTTCGGCTTCGACGGAGACGGGGCATTTCAGGTCATGAGCATCAACGGAGGGCAGCCTTGGAACGACTGACCGCCAAAATTGCCCCAGAATCGATTTTTACCCCGTACCCGATGATTCGGTCGGCTAAACCGGTTGACAGGCGGTTGACAGGGTCTAGGACGATCCTGCGCGTCCTACGGAGGTTGTCCAAGGCCTCATTTTCGATATCAAACCTCTTTACCCAAAACATCCTTCGGAGGGTTGCATGATCCACGACGACTGGCAGCCCTCGATGAGAATCGAAAGTAGCTACAAAAAAGCGCTCAAGGGCCTCATGAATCAGTTCGTTTCGATCGTCGAACCTTTGGACCTTGCCGACTCCCGGGAGATCCTCGATGCGCTCCGGGAGTTTTACGGCTCGAGCTTCTTCCAGGAGCAGGCCTTCGCCGCCGCCTCGAGGATGATCACGGGCCTCTTCCACGACGGGGCCAAAAGCTGGCTGGAAGCGGCGCGCATGGGCATGAGAGGCCGGGAGCTTTATGCGAGCCTCTCCCGGGAGCTTTCCGGCCCGGTGGGCGATAAGGTCCGAGCCCTGGTCAGGGAAAACGCCCGCCTCATTACCTCCTTCGGTCAAATGAGAGTTGGCAGGGGCCCCACGTTCACCGAACAGGTCGCCCAGTTCGTCGCCCAGGAAACGTTCAAAGGGCGGAGGTCCTCCGCCATCATCAACGATCTTCTCCGGCAGTACCCCAAGGTCGCCGAGGGGCGCATCAACCTCATCGCCCGCACGGAAACGTCGAAGGCCGCGACGGCCCTCACCCAGGCGCGCTGCGAGCACCTTGCCCTTGACTGGTACGTGTGGCGAGCCACGAGAGACGCCCGCGTGAGGCCGGCGCACTGGCTCATGAACCGGGTCATTGTCCCCTGGTCGGAGGCTCCGGAGCCGGAAGCGCTGCGAGGCATAAAGTCCACCCTTGGCGCCTATCATGCGGGAAACTGTCCCAACTGCCGCTGCTACCCCGAGCCCTTAATCAGACTCGACCAGGTGAAGTGGCCCTGCAGGGTCTTCTACGCGGGCCGCCTGCAGCCGATGACGAGGAAAGGCTTCGCGCAGATCTCGGGGATGGAGGAACGCTATGCGGCATAGGACGGCCTCGATCAAGTGGATCCTTCTCTTCGTCCTTCTCGTCGGTTGCCTCATGATCGTCCCGAACGGCACCGACCCACGCGACCAGGGCGTCGCCAATCTGACTTTTGTCCTCTTTGTCGCGATCGGCGCCTACACGCTTTTCACCGTGAGCGCGTCAGCTGGAGCCCTCATGCTCTTTGCCGCCTTCGAGGTCTTCAGGGGCGGGGACTTCTTTACCCTCGTTTCCCTGCTTTGCTTTTCGGTCCTCTTCGTCGCGATCGTCGAGACGCGCAAACATTGGGCGGGCCGGATCGATTTGATTTATGACGGCCTTCTCGTCGTCGCCGGCGTCAATCTCGTGTTCCAGGTCCTGCAGTACTTCGGGATCTGGGCGCCCCTTCGCCCGATACCCGGTGCCGAAGCGGCGCTGCCCGGCCTCATGGCAAACCCCGACGAGGTCTTTGCCCTCTATCTCATGATCATCCCCGTCTGTTTCCGGCGGGGCCGACGAAAGCTGTTAATCCCCGTTGCCTCCGCGGGCCTTTTAATGGCTTCGCCTCTCGTCAGCTCCGCCGCTTCTTATCACGTTTTGGACCACATTGCCGGCAGGGTCCAGGTATGGACGGTTCTCATAAAAGCGACCATGGCGCACCCGGTCGTCGGTTGGGGCTTCGTCAATATCCGGGTACCCGCGGGAGGCGAGATCTTCAGGGAGGCACACAATGAATTCGTCGAATGGCTCTTCAGGGGCGGAATCGCGGGAATGTGTATCGCCCTGGCCTTTCTTGGTCGATACCTCCGGGAAGGTTACAAGAACAGCGACCGCGTCCCCTTTTTCGGTCTCGTCGGGGCCTGCATGGCGGCCCTGGCTTTCTTCCCCTGGCACATCACCCAGCTCGCCCTTATTACCGTCGTCTATCTCGCCCTCATCGGGGCGCAATTAAAAGGAGGTAACAACGCATGATGCTCTTGAGAAAAAGCATTCCCCTCGTCGTCCTGCTCGTGGCGGTCCTCTTCGCCTTCATGACCGCGCCGGGTCCGGCCCGAGCCGCAGGCCCTTCGTCGGCCACGTACGCGATCCCCCTCGACAACCCGAACCCGGTTTACTCGGTCTCGGGCGTCGCCATAACACCGGCATCCACCCCTACCGACGTTGTCGTCCTCTGGGGATCCGCGACCAAAGTCGTCAAGGTGCGCAAGATCATCGTCTCCGGAGTCGCCGCGTCGGCGGGAACCATGGACGTGTCGATCGTCAAGCGCACGGCCGCGAACACGGGCACGACTGCCACATTTCCGACCGCGGGCAAGTTCGATTCCCTGGACTCCGCCAATACGGCCTCGCCCGTCCTTTACACGGCAAATCCAACCCTGGGCGCGGGGATCTCGCTGCGGACGAAAAAGCTCAACTTCGGCGTGGCCGGGGCCGCGGGTACCGTCGTCTTCGATTTTGCCGCGAATAACGACAAGCCTTTGATTCTGCGCGGCGTGACCCAGGGAGCGGCCATCAACTTCAACGGCGGCTCGGTACCCACGAGCGGCGTGATCTCGTACGAGGTGGAGTTCGAGGAGATATAGCATGACAGGGATGGAACGGATCGCCCTCGACGGCACGTCGTTCGGCTTCTATGTGACCGAGCAGATAAGCCCGCGCATTGCGAAAACGCCCGATGGCTTTCTCGTCTGTTCGGATGTGCCGATCGCGCGCACGGGGACGCTGGTCTACAACACGAAGAACGCCTTCGATCTCGCCCTCATGCCGTGGCTCAAAGACGTCGAGGCGGACGAGCGGGGCCTTATTACCGTGTTGAGAGAGCCGGACGAGGTGTTCAGTCCTCAGACGATCGAGTCTTTCGAGGGCAAGCCGGTCATCCTCGACCATCCTTTGGAGTTTCTGCTCGATCCATTGATCTGGAAGGACTTCGCCAAGGGCAATCTGCAAAACGTCCGGCGGGGACAAGACGACCAGGACGACCTGCTCCTCGCCGATCTTCTCATCGCGGACGAGGAAGCCATAAACGAGGTGGAGACGAAAAGACGCAGAGCGGTCTCATGCGGCTATCGGGGCAGATACATGGTCCTCGGCCCCGGCCTTTTGAAGCTCGTCAACATTATCGGCAACCACGTGGCCATCGTGAGAAACGGGCGCGCCGGGGACCGGTGCGTGATCATGGATTCCCAAAAGGAGGAAACACCTATGAAGACGTTGAAAGAAGCGGTCGCGGCTTTCAAGGGGTTCTGGAAGGACGCGAGCGAGGAAGAAAAAGAGGAGGTCAAAAAGGACCTCGAGGACTGCGTCGCGAAAGACGAGGACGGGACCGAGGAGCGTCTCAGCAAGATCGAGACAACCCTCGAGCAGCTCGTCGAGTCCGACAAGGAAGTGCACGCCATGATGGACGAGTTCAGGAAACGTTTCGGCGATTCCACCGAAGAGGATCCCGAAAAGCGGCGTCGGAAGGAGACCGAGACGAATGAAGATGAAGAAAGCGAGCACAGGAACGCGGGAGACACCCTCTTCAAGGACGCCGCTTCCCGCGCGGAAGTACTCCTCCCGGGCCACAAGATGCCCGTCTTCGACGCGAGCCAAAGCAAGGCGGACAGCCTCAAAACGCTTGACGCCGCAAAACGTGAGGTCCTCATAGGCGCCTACAAGACCGACGAGGGACGCAAGGCGATCGAGATCTTCACCCGAGGACCGGTGAAGGACTTCGCAACCCTCGATGTCGCAACCCTCGACGCCGTGCTCGTCGGCGCGTCCGAGCTCGTCGGCAGAAGCAACAACTCGACCGTCGTGCGGAGCAGCATCGCCGCCGGTCTGAAAACCGTCAGCAACCGCATAGGAGAAGTCAATAAAGCCAACCGCGAATTCTGGTCGCGGAAACAGTAAAGGAGGCACTACAATGACCATGTCCAACGCGATCCTCTACAGAATGGCCGCCGGAATTCCCGGCACGATCAGCAGGGCGCAAGGCCAGGCGCTCGTCGAGACGGGCATCATCGATACCGATTATCCGCCCGCATCTTACGGCATTCCCATCAAACACGTCTCGGGAAAGACCCGGCCCATCGCCGCCGGAGACACCCTCGCGAGCGTGGCAGCCGGCTTCCTCGTCCGCCCGTTTCCTACCCAGGGGACGACGAACGAGGCCCTCGGGGACGCCACTCCCAATCCCGCCCAACCTTCGAGCGAGATGAAGCGCGGTTACATCATGGTGAAGGTCAATGCGAGCCTGCCCGCCGCGGTACCCGCGAAGGACGGCGTCGTCTATTGCCGCAAGACCGACCATGGCGCCGCCGAGTATCCCATAGGCGGCGTCGAATCGGACGCGGACGCGGGAAAGTGCGAGGCAATCCCTGGGGCCTATTTCACGGGCGCCATGGACGCCAACGGCCTCTGCGAAGTGGCCTATAACCTGTAAAAAAGGAGGAAACAGCATGTTCACCCTGGATCAATACGTGCAGTTCAAAGACTCCACCGGCGCCTTTCTTATAGGCGAGCTGGAAAGGCTCGATCAGGAGATGCACGGTCCCCTGGTCGAATTCACCTGGGGCCGCGACATAGAGCTCCGCGAGGACGTGTCCATGGCCGACGAGGCATCGAGCTTCACCAACTCGACCTTTGCGGCCGTCGGCGGCACGAAGCCCACGGGCAAGTCCTGGGCGGGCAAGACCGCGAACGCCATCGCGGGCCTCGCCCTCGATATCGGCAAGCTGGCCAACCCCCTTTATCTCTGGGCCATGGAGATCGGCTACACCATCCCGGAGCTTCTCTCCGCGCAACAGCTCGGCAGGCCCATCGACGCCCAGAAGCTGGAAGCCTTGCAGCTCAAATGGCAGATGGACACCGACGAGATGGTCTACATCGGCGATGTCGACCTTGGTAAATACGGCATGCTCAACTCCGACCGTGTCGCCTCCGGCAACGTCGCCGCCGGCGTCTCGGGCTCGCTTCTCTGGTCGAAGAAGACTCCCGACGAGATCACCGGCGACATCAGCGATCTCTGTTACACCGCCTACGAGGCGTCGGGTTTTAAGGCCTACCCTTCCAAGCTCATCCTCCCTCCGGCCAAGCTCAACTACATCGGCACGACGAAAGTATCCGAGGCGGGCAGCGAGACCATTCTCTCCTACATCAAGGAGAAGATGGTCATGCCCAAGGAGAAGAACGGCAAGCCCCTCGAATTCGTCGACTGCAAGTGGTGTGCGGCAGCCGCGAGAGGAGCGGCGACGGACCGTATGCTTGCCTACACCCAAATCAGGCGCTACGTCCGCTATCCCCAGGTACCCCTCCAGAGGACGCCCCTGGAATACCGGAGCCTCTATCACCTCACCACCTACTTCGGCCGCCTCGGTTGCGTCGAGTGGGTCTATCCCGAGACCGCGGCCTACGCGGACGGTTTCTAAAAGGAGATGCCATGGCGAAGATAAAGGTCACGCGGCCCATAAGGTTCACGCCGGGCACGTCCTACGAAGAAAAGATCAACATGCCCGTCGGCGTCCAGGATCTCGGCGACGAGCACCTCGATCACCCCTACATCAAACAGCTCGTCGACGAGGGCGCGATCGTCCTCCTCGAGGCGCCCAACTCCGTCGAGATCTCGATCGACGACATGACAGTCGCTCAGCTCAAGGACGAGATCCTGAAGACCAAACCCGACTTCGACCTCAAGCCGATCAAGGTGAAGGCCGACTATATCGCGGTTCTGAAAGCCCTGAAAGCCGAAGGCGAGAAGACAGACCCGGGCAACGAATCCGGGAAAGAATAGGCAATACAGACAGAAGAGTGAACGATATGGATAACGCGCAATTCCGAACGGACTTTCCCGAGTTTGGCGACGTAACCAGATATCCCGATGCTCAGCTGACACTCTGGATGTCCGTCGGGATTGCGCGTCTCAACCAGACGCGGTGGAACGCGGTAGGCCTTTACAACATCGGCCTCGAGCTGCTCACCGCCCATTACCTCGTGCTTGCAAAAGCAAATCAAGACGCGGCCGAAGGCGGCGCGGTCCCGGGTCAGGCAACGTCGGTGAAATCGGGAAAGAGCGTCGGCGACGTTTCCGTGTCGATCGACACGTCGATCGGGAGCGATCCCCGGGCGGCATCCCTGAACCTCACCGACTACGGCAAGAGATTTCACGAGCTCGCGATGACCGTGGGGATCGGCGGGGCGCAGCTATGACGTGGCTGGATCAATCGGAATTCTGGGCATGGCTGACTCTGTGTTTTATTGGCATCATTGCGGCCGCCTGTTTTGTCTGGAAGTGCTTAAAGATCGTGAGGCGCAGATGGTTACGAACAAAGTAAGCGTCACCTCGAAGGGTAGCCAGAAGGTCCTCGACGATCTCCTCGAGGAGATCTCCAGGCTCGAGGTCTACGTCGGGATCCCGGAGGAAGGCTCCGCCAGGGATGACGAGATCACGAACGCCCAGCTCGCCTTCATTCACACCCACGGCGCGAGATCCGTATCGATGCGCAAGGAGATGCAGGACGAAATGGACGCCGGATCGCCTTATTCAGCGGCCCATCAGATGTACGTCAAAGCTCACGGCTCGCCGCTGTATCACATACCTCCGCGGCCCATCATCGAACCGGCGATCGAGGCAAAGGGCAACAAGGAGCCGATCGCGCACGAGCTCGGCCTGGCGGCAAAGGGCGTGCTCGACAAAAAGCCGGAAGAAGCCAAACGTCATTTGGAACTGGCGGGCATGACCGGTGCGAACGCGGCCCAGGCGTGGTTTGACGACCCGCGAAACGATTGGCCCGAAAACGCGCCGGCGACGATCGAGAGAAAAGGCTCCGAGCATCCCCTGATCGACTCGGGAGAGATGAGAAAGAGCATCACATACGTGGTCAAGGAGCAAGGATGATAGACGTCTCCGACATCGTCGTCGATCCCGATCTCGCCGAAGCCTTCACCATCTATCGCACCACAGGTGCCTTTGGCGAGGGTGGATGGATCGCGAACGAGCCCACGGTTGTTCCTGCGAAAGGCGTCGTTACCGTGGTCAACGAGAAAGAGCTCGAGATGATACCCGAAGGCGATCGCGTGAAGGGCGCCATGAATTTCTACACGACGACGCCGATCAATGTCACCTCGCAGGCCGGAAGCAACATATCGGACGAGATCGAATGGAAGGGCGAAAGGTACCGCGTCGTCTCGATCGCTCCTTGGGTCTCCTTCGGCTTCTACAAGGCCACGGGCGTAAGAATGGAGGGAAATTGACGTGAAAAGAAAATTCCTGTACTCGAGTATCGGCCTGTTGTTCATTTTCCTCCTTTCCTCATGCTCCCCCTCCCTTGCGGCCGACGTCCGTACCTGGTCGGCGAGCTGCGTCACCGGAGGAGGAAACTGCCTCGACGGGATCCCGGCAATGAACGTTACTCCTCGGCCTACCTATACTACGCCGGGAGTCACGGGTACCTGGTTCTATGCCATCCCGGGGGACACGGCCCTCGTTCGCTGGGACAATTCCGGCACTCCCGCATGGGCGGTATACGGCCTGTACAACTACGTGAGCGACCCTCCGGCAGCCGACGGTGACAGTGTCGTCGCTCCTCTTGCAAACAGGGGCAATCTCAGGTGGATCAAAGTCCCTAACGCAGGCGGTGGATCCGCAGCTTCCTGGGGCGGCATCACGGGGACCCTCCTCAATCAGACGGATCTCGCGAACGCCCTCGCCGGAAAAGTAGGGACGGGAGTGACTGTCAACGGACACGCTCTGTCGGGAAACGTCGTGGTCACGGCGAGCGACGTAGGCTTGGGGAGTGTCACAAACGACGCCCAGGTGAAAGCGTCGCAGGTGGTGACAAGCGTCGGTAGCCCCGGGAGCAATGACAACATTCCCACGGAGGCTGCGGTTCGCACGGCGATCGCCTCGAGCGGCGGCGGAACTGTCAGCAACGTGGCAGCCGGGAACCTCTCCCCGGTCTTTACGACAAGCGTTGCGAATGGAACCACGACCCCTTCCTTGAGCTTCTCCCTTTCGACCGCCGGTGCTCATACCTTTCTCGGCAATAATACAGGGTCTACCGCATCGCCGGCGTACGTGCAGCCGGCCTTCACCGACATCTCGGGCAACATAGGCGTATCGCAGATGGCGAGCGGATCGGGAGCGAGCTCGAGTACGTTTTGGGCAGGTGACGGGACATGGAAGACTCCGACGACGTCCGTTACCTGGGGGAATATCTCCGGGTCCCTCCTCAGCCAGACGGATTTGACTACAGCCCTCGCGGGGAAAGCCGCTTCCGCTCACCAGCATACGGCCTCCGACCTCACTACCGGGACCGTCTCCATTTCCCGGGGCGGCACTAATTCGTCGACCGCCCTCAACAACAACCGCGTGATGCAAAGCTCGGCCGGCGGAATCGTGGAGGCCTCGGCAATTACCGCGAACAGGGCTCTCATTTCTAACGCCAACGGGATTCCGACCCACAGTTCAGTAACAAACACCGAGATTAGTTACGTCTCGGGGGTCACGAGCTCCATACAGGGCCAGCTCGACGGCAAGCAGGGCACTCTTAGCAATCCCGTGACGGGCCCGGGGTCGGGCGCGACCGTCGGTCATGTGGCAGTCTGCAACAACACGAGCTGCACGACGATCGCTGACGGAGGCGGTGCGCTTTCGACAGACACATCGGTGACAACGGGATCCATTCCCTACAAATCGGGGGCATCGGCGTATGGATCGGTGACGGTCGGAACGGGCTTGAGCTTTTCAGGCGGGATTCTTTCGGCCACGAACGCCGGGACGATCGGGGGGTCGACCGGATCGACAGATAACGCCATTCTTCGGGCCAATGGAACGGGGGGCGCAACGGCGCAGAGTTCATCTGCAACAATCGATGACTCGGGAAATGTCGCAGGGAGCAGCTTTGCCACTCCTCAGGCCTCGACGTCGGGAGGTACCCAGGACAGTTTCTGCTGGAGGGGTTACGGAACCAACAACAGAGCCTATTGCGAGGATTATCCGGCAGCCGAGCCGGCGTCGACGGTGATGATGCATAAGCCGACTACGGAGCCTTCCGCTAACGACATCGTCTATGTCTCGGCCTTTTCAAGCCATGTCGGACAGTACACGTTCATTCATCCTTCCGCCTGGCTGGACACGATATGGTCGAGCAACGGCCTCCTCAGGAGGACCGGAACGGCAACATATGATCAGGTCGCGGCGCCGAGCGGAGCAGTGGTCGGTACCACGGACACGCAGACCCTGAGCGGCAAGACGCTTACCGCGCCCAAGGACACGGTGGTGGCCGGAGGTACCTGCAGCACGACCTACACACCGGATCTCAACGCCGGCAGCATGTTCACCCTCACACTCAACGGCGCCTGCGCGATCGCAAACCCGTCGAATCTGGCGGCAGGTCAGTATTTCTCGATCAGGCTTACTCAGTCGAGCACGACCGCGCCGACGTGGGGGACAAACTTCAAGTGGGCCGGGGGGACCGCGCCGACCTGGTCGAGCTCCGCGACGAAGTACGACGTGGTGAGCTGCGCGAGCTTCAATGGCACATCGCTCGAATGCGCGGCCATTATCGATGTGAGGTGACGCATGAAAGGAGGTGATGTTTCTGTGAAGGCGAGAGTTCTCAATATCCTATTAACACTACTCTTCCTTATTACCATTGGTAGTTTCGTGGGGACTTCAGATTCCCACGCTCAGTCAGCCCGTGGGATGTTCCACGGTGTTCTCATGACGGCCTCTGCCGCAGACACGACCGCACCGACGCTCTCGTCAGCCACCATCGGAACAAACGGCACCACGCTCACTCTGGGCATGTCGGAGACGGTCACGCGATCAGGAGGGGTTTTTGACGTAGACTGCAACACGGCAGGGTCGAATATCACCGCAACGTATTCGTCAGGAAGCGGATCGAGCACTCTGGTCTACACCCTCGGATCGACGGTCGGTTCGGGTGACACCTGCAACCTCGACTACAACGGGGCGTCGAACGGGATCGAGGATGCGGCAGGAAATGACCTTGCGTCGATCACTGACAGAAATGTGACGAACAATTCTACGCAGACTGTGGGGGCTGATTCGCAGATTACGTTCTACTTCAACTGTGACAGCAACACCAATGACCAGTCGCCTCAAAAGGGTAGTGGGACGATATCATACACTTCTGATTTCACTGTCGTGTCGGGTGCCGTAAGTAACGCACTCAGTTCCACGGCCTCGATGTCTGCTTATGAGTGGAATTTCCCCGTATCAGGCAATATGAACCTGTCGGTAGGAACCTTGGGTTTCTTCTGGCGGGCATCCACGATAACAGCCGGGGCCACTATAGTCGATGGTGATGCGACAGGTTTCTACCTGCTACCCGACTCGGCTACATCGATGAAATGGAAGTACGCTACTGGCGACGGCCAAACCTTCACCATAGCCGCCGACACAACCTACTACATAGAAGTGGCCTGGGACATAGCCAATACACGTCAGTCATACCGAGTAAATGGCGGCTCGTGGGTTGAGTATGCGACTGTCTCTGGTAGTGCGCCGTCATTTACGGCCCTGAATTTCGGATCTTCTGGTGGAGGGTCGAGTGCTTGTTGGTGGGACCAGATCATGATTTCCAGCGTGTATCAGAAAGACCTGTATTCGGTTCGCAACAGTACAAATCCGTAGAAGGTGACTCGTGAAGACATCGAGAGTTGTGACACTGGCAATTCTGACAACGCTGGTTTTCTCAGGGGTGAGTCACTCCGCACCGTCGATATCGGGGTTTACAGGGACTCCCAATCATGGAAGTTCTATTACGGTTTCAGGTGGTAGCTTTGGGACCAAAACAACTCCTGCCCCTGTCCTTTGGGACGCGGTTGAGAACATCGCGGCTTATTCTGGTCTGTCGAACGGCGCGACCGTTCCTACCGGAACAGGCTACCCATGGAACATGAACACGAACACCTGGGACACCGAGAAATATTGCAACGTCTCAGGAGAGCAGAGAGGCGTGAGCACAGCATGCTACACGGGAGCCGCGCAGGAACACGGTGGAGACTTGGGCGGACTCACCACCGGAAGCACGTCACAGGCGCAGATGTATATGTCCTGGTGGTTCAAGCCTGCTGCTTCTGTCACCGCTGGAACAAACGGTGCATCGAAGTTTCTTCGGTTCAGTACATCTACATACCCCGAAGACGCAGGTAGGGAGACATTCTCTTGGGCTATGGTAGCAGCATATGTCTACAATGACGGCCTGTATGGACCTCCTCTCGGTTCTGGTTTCTATGTAGAAAACTACACTACAGCAGGCAACTGGACCTTCATGGAGGCCATTTTTGACAATGTGAACAAGACCTTCGCGCTATATCAGAACGCCGCACTCTGCAAACAATCTGACTGGAGCAACGCAGGGTCATTCAACTTCAACGTGGTCTGGAAGGTCGGGTACGAACCAGGAGGAGAAACCCCTGATTCTGTAGCGCACTGGATGGACGATATCTACGTGGATAGTTCCTTTTCCCGCGTCATGGTGTGCAGCGGGTCGACATGGTCGACGCGATCGCATTGTGAGATGCAGATACCGTCTTCATGGTCTTCGTCCTCGATCGCGGTGACAGTAAACAGAGGATCGTTTGCTGCCGGCGCGTCTGCCTATCTCTACGTTATTGACTCGACAGGGGTCTCGAATTCGAGCGGATACCCGATAACCTTCGGTTCGAGCGGAGGGCCGACAACCTATACCGAGTCAGTGACCAAGGCCGGCACAGGCACGGGCACTGTCACCTCGGCCGACGGATATATCGATTGCGGATCGTCTTGTTCTTATGCCTACGCATCAGGCTCGAGCACGTTGAGCGCGTCAGCCGGATCGGGTTCGACATTCGCCGGGTGGTCGTCGGGATCGGGAGACATGAGCGCCTGCACGGGTACCGGAACGTGCGCGTACACGGTGAGCGCCGCAGGATCGGTTACGGCCACGTTCAACACGACGAGTGCGGCGACGTCGTATGCCCCCTGGGTGCATTAAATGAGCGAAAAGCCCACAGATACCTTCCAGGACAGGCAGGACGGGGCCGCTTTTGGCAACCAGTCCGGAGCCGCTTGGGAGAAAGGCGAGGGGCAGGCGCCCGAAAACCAGACCTCGCCCGAGGGAGGTTTTCAGTCACGGCCCGACGGTCCGTCCTTCGAGGACGGCCTCGATCAAACCTTTGTGCGCCCTCCCGATGCCCCGGGCAAACCCGTCGACAGGATCCTCGTCGTCGCCGACATCAACAAGCTCCTCCAGCGTTACACGATTGCCATGCTCGGTCTCGAGAACGACGAAAAGAAACACGAGAAGGTCAGGATCGCTTACCAGACCAAGGGGCAGCCGGCGCCGGCCCTCACCGACGAGAGCGTCGCAATCTACTGCCGCGAGATCGATGACCCCTACAATCGCACCCGGGAAAGAAAGTTTTCTTTTCTCGGCAACGGAGATCTCAATGATCAATGGAGCTATATTCGCGCCTGGTCGGTCCTCTGGTCCATCTACGGCCCGAATTCCTTCGAACGGGCCCGTATGATCAGATCGGGGCTCTTCCTCGAGACAAACAGGAGCATATTGAAGGGCGGCAACCTCGCCCTTATCCCCGACATCCCGGCGCCAAGGCGGGTGCCGGAGCTTTTCCAGGGAAGATGGTGGGAGCGCGTCGACTTTTCGGCCACGTTCTACGAGCTCGTCGTCGAGAACCTGGTCACGCCTTACATACAATCGACCACGATTGTCGTCATCACCGACTCGGACGTGTCGGAGACGATAGAGATAGCGACCACATAGGAGGTCACAATGTCCATACCCCTCACGCTCAACAACATTGTCCAGTTGGCGGTTTACCTTTCCCCCCCGGCCGCGACCAGGTCGGGATTCAACCAGGGTTTGATCATCGGTCCGTCGGCCCATATCTCGGCCGCGACGAGGGTCAAAAAATACACGTCTCCCGCCTCAATGCTCACGGACGGCTTCCTGGACACGGATCCGGAATACCTTGCCGCTCAGCTCTATTTCAACCAGGTACCGACGCCGGTGTACCTCAATGTTGGCCGCCAGGTCACAGGCACCGATTCGATCCTCCAGGCCCTCGAAGCATGCCGGGCGGCGAACGCCGACTGGTACACCGCTTACGCGTGCGCTGCCGCCAAAGCCGACCATGTCGCCGTGGCGGCATCGGTCGAGAGCATGACGCCTTACAGTATGTACCTCTTCGATACGCAAGATGCGGACGCGAAAGCGGGGACCGACGGCAACGTGTTCGACACGCTGAAAGCGGCAGGCTATAACCGCTCCATGGGACTTTGGACCACGACGACCCGCGCCGGCGCGGCCCTGATGGGCAGGGCCATGGGAGTCAACACGGGCCTCGCGAACAGCGCCTTTGTCATGGATTTCAAGAACCTCGTCGGCGTCACGGCCGAGAACCTCGCCGCGGCAAACCCCATGACCGAGAACGACGTCTCGACGATCCACGGGGACAACGGCAACGTCTACATCCAGCGCGGCAGTTTCTATAACTGGTTCGAGGACGGCCGCCTGCCGTCCGGCCGCTGGTTCGACCAGATGCTCAACGCGGACATGCTCGCCAACGCGATCCAGCTCAACGTGAGCGACCTCCTCAACGCGGTTCCCAAAGTTCCCCTGACCGATTCCGGCGTCCATCAGATCATCCACGTCGTGGGTCAGGCCTGCGAGGCAGCGAGGGTCCGCGGGTACCTCGCCCCGGGTACCTGGATGGGCCTCCAGCCAGTCCTCAATCTCAACCCGGGCGATCCCATGCCTCAGGGGTACGTGATCCAGGCCCCGACCGTCTCGTCCATGTCGAATGCCGACCGCAGCGCCCGGAAGTCCCCGCCCATCTACGTCGCCTGCCATGAGGCAAACGGCGTCCAGGGCGTGCTCATAGGCGTCTACGTCGATTAAGGAGGAAAAGATCATGAACCAGTACAGCTTCGAAGACCTTGTGGGCGCCCTCACTCACGCACTCTTCGGCTATATCGATTTTGCCGGCCAGGTGGGGCTGAAAAGCATCAACGTCACCATGGACACGGAAAAGACCGTTCACGATACGGCAGCCGACGGTGTGGTGATGGTGAGCAAGATTGCGGGCAGTCCAGGCACCATCTCGATCGAGGTGCAGCAGACGAGCGAGCTCGACAAAAAACTCCTTGCCGGCTACAACCTCATCAACAACGCCGATGCGAGCCAATGGGCCCAGATGGCAATGTCGCTCCGGAACGTAAGCACCGGGAACGGCCATTTCGCGAACGGCGTGAGCTTTCAAAAGGTGCCGGATAGGTCCTATCAGGCCCAGGGTCAGTATGTGACGTGGGTTTTCAAGGCGGCCGACATCCAGTCCATCACGACATAAGGAGGAGACGTGGAAAAGAGAGAACCTTTCAAGATTATCGAGATAAGTGGTCGCCGTTGGAGGCTCGACAAGCTCGATCCGCTCACCGGCTCCTTCCTGGCGACGAAGATCGCCTCCAGACTTTCGAACCTCGTCATGGGAATAGTGGCAGGGGCAATAAACGACCCGGCCATGGTGACGGCTTCGATCGCCAACGAACTTGGAGCCATGGACAAAGGCGAGTTCGTCCAGATCCAGACGGACGCCCTTTCCGCCGTTAAGGAACTCAAGATGGTGGGAGAAGTGGAGACGCCTTCCCCCTTGCGCCTCAACGGAAAATGGGCCGCCGAAGGGCTTTCGGAGGACGTGGTCCTCGTCATGGCCCTCACCGCCCATTCGATCATTTTCAACGTATCGCCTTTTTTCGACGGAAACGCATTGAAAGGGATAATAACGACCTTCAAGGATTCTCTCCCCTTCGATGCGTCAATCTTGACGAATTTGCATACGCCCCGGTAATCGCGGGCATGTGGAGGCAACACGAAGTGTGGGACGGCACATACAACATAGACGATCTGCTCGATGCGCACGAGATCCTCACCGTGAAGACGGAAAACGAAAAGAGGCTTCACGACTTTCTCAATCCGAAGGATAGATGACAATGGCAGGGTCCCTCGACGTCATCAAGAGCTATCTGGTCTCTCTCGGTTTCTCGGTCGACCAGAACCAGTACCGTCAGTTCAATCAGCTCATCGAGCAGGCGGGAAAAAAGGTCGAAAGCCACGCGACCGGCATGTCGGCCAATTATGCGAAGGCGGCCGGCATCATCACGGGTGCCCTCGCATCCGTGGCCACGGCGACGGCCGGCCTCCTCGATAAGATCTCGAGCGCGGACCTCGGCTACCAGAAGTTCGCGCTGCGCATGTACATGGCGACGAACGAGGCAAAAAAGCTCAAGATCGTCACCGACGCGATGGGAGAGTCCCTCGACGACATCGCGTGGATCCCGGAGCTCCGGGAGCGGTACCTCAAGCTCATGGGCGAGGCCGGCGGCATGGAGCCTGGGGGCAATTTCAAGGAGCAGATGCGCTACCTCAGGGACATCAGGACCGAGTTCACGCGAATGAAGATCGAGGCGACCTACGGCCTCCAGTGGGTAGGGGTCAATCTCGTAAAGCACCTGGCCGGTCCCCTCGGGGACGCCGACGACAAGCTCAAGAGCTTCAATGATTGGGTGCAGGAAAACATGCCCCGATGGACCGACAAAATCGCGGGATGGATCGCCATGATGATGGATCTCGGCGGCTCGCTCCTGAGGCTCTTCAAGGATCTTGGTCCGGTGCTCCTCGGCATCGCGGCCTATTTCACCGTAACGAGCCCTCTCGGCCGTGCCATGCTTGTAATCTCCACCCTTATTGTTCTCGTCGATGACTTTTATGCTTATATCGATGGCCGAAAGAGTTCGGCGACCCTCGCCCCCGTCTGGTATACCCTTCTCTGGATCACCGACAAGATCGGCAAATCAATCGAAACAATGGCCATCTCCCTGGCGCGTTTCAAAAAGCTGTATGGAAATGGCGGCTTCTGGAAAGGCGTCGACGATCCCGAAGGGGATGCTCAGTTCAGGAAAGACCTCGAGACAATCTGGAATAGGCCCTTCTCGGGAGGTCCGGGTAGCGGAGCCCCCGCAGGGGTGGGAGGGTACGGGGCAAAAATCGGCGCAGCCTTCGGCTCCAATGCCGATATTGCGACGCGCATCATGATGGCCGAGTCCACCGGCAGACCGGGGGCGTGGAATCGTAACAAAAACGGGTCGATCGACTATGGTCTCTTTCAGATCAACCAGACGAACATCCCCGCCCTCAAGAAGGCGGGGATCATAGGCGACTGGAAGGACCTTCTCGATCCCGACAAGAACATCGAAGCCGCCGCATGGCTTGCGAAGGACGCAAGGGGATGGTCCCCCTGGAACTCCTCGAGGGCAAAATGGTCCGCAGGAATGGGCGACGTGAAGTTCGACGTCGGCTCCATCACCATTAATGTTCCGGGGTCCAACGCGACGCCCGACGAGATCGCGCGCGCCGTGCAGAAAGGCGTCGAAGAGGGTACGGGCATGGCGATCGCGCGGCGCCTGCGTGAATTTCAGGGGGCAATCCAGTGAGCGGGATCGACTACGCGATAGCGGGAACCCTTTCTCTCGTCAACCAGGACGGCTACCGGCCGATCTCCTTCGAGGGCTCCCAGCTTGTCTATGCGAAAACGTCGATCGCCGGTTTCTTCTTCGACGCGGTTCTTCGGGTCGAGCACAACCGAACCCTTAGGATGACGGAACATCCTATCCAGACGGGCGCCAACGTCGTCGACCACGCCTTCATGCTCCCCGCGCAAATCACGCTCGAAATAGGCATGTCCGATGTGATGGCCTCTATCATACCCGGCCAGTTCAAGGCCCCTTCGCTCGGCACTCAGGCTTCCTCTCTCGGGCTCGGAGCACTGAACATCCTCACGGGTGGCCAGGCGGCAAAGTACGCTCAGCTTGCCACGGGTCTTCTCTCGGCGGTTTTCCCTCAGCCTTCGAAGAGTGTCAACGCGTACCAGGTGCTCAAGCAACTCCAGGGGCTCCGTATTCCTCTCAGCGTGACGACCCGTCTGGACACCTACGAGAATATGCTCATCGAACAGTTAGCCGCGCCCGACGACGTGAGGACCGCATACGGTCTCCGTGCGATCGTCCGGATGCGACAGATAATCGTCGCTACCGTGCCGACCCAGACCGTCCCAACGCGGCCCCAGATGACAAAAACGACCGATAAGGGGCCCGTCCAGTCGACGCCCCTCGCCAATTCGGACGGGTCGGTAGCGAGCAAAATCGACAATAAAGGCAGAGGCCTTTACGAGTCCTGGAAGAAGTATCTCGAAGGGAAATAGAATGAGCGCCCAGGTCGTCCCCTTGACTTCCGACCCTAACCAGACGCTGAGGACGACCGTCACCGTAGACGGGACGGCCCGGAACCTTCAGCTCAAGATCTCCTATAATGAGAGCGCCTCGTACTGGGTAATGGACGTGACCGACCCGGCAACGGGGACAATCCTCCTTTCCGGGATACCTTTGATAACCGGAGAATATCCCTCCGCTAACGTGCTCGGCCAGTACGGATACCTGGGCATCGGCAGCGCCTACGTCGTCCCGGTCGGCTCCGTTGCCATGGACTGGCCCGACGCCGGGAATCTCGGTACCGAATTCGTCCTCGTATGGGGGGACGCATGAGCCAGTATTACGGGCGAAAATGGAAGATCACGGTTACTTCGTCCTCCGGAGAACAGTGGATCGTTTCCGATTCCAGCATGGGAGAAAAGGCCCTTCAGTGCTCGTTTCGAGTCGACAAGGCGGTCGGCCAGTGTTCGTTTTCCGCTATGGTGAGCATGTGGAACCTCAACGTAGAGACCGAGCATCACATCATAGAGGAAGGCAACGAGGTTGTCATCGAGGCTGGTTATGTGAATGGCCCCTATGGGCGGATCTTCAAGGGCAACGTCTTTCAACCCGTGTTTGATCGGGACAACGTGACCGATTTTCGCACGACCCTCTATTGCCTCAACGGTTTCGACCTCTGGAACCCCAACCTCACGAGCGTCAGCCTTCAGTCCGGCTATGACTATCGCGCCCTCATTTCCGCTCTCGCGCGCAATGCCCATAACCAGGTCGCGATAGGAACGATCTCGGAAAGCCTCGACGCGAAGAAAGCGCCCCGGGGTATTGCCCTCATAGGAGACCTTAAGGACCTCCTGAGGCCTATCGCCCAGGACAACAACGCTCAGTTCTGGACGGACGACGAGGACAAGCTCAACATGACCAAATTCGACGACGGTTATGCAACGGATGCCCTCGTGATCAGCCCTGAAACGGGTCTTATAGGGTCGCCCGAGCAGACGTCCTTCGGTGTATGGTTTCGCTCGCTTCTCAACCCCAATATCACGATCGCGAGCCCCTATATGGTCGTGAAACTCGACCAGGCCACCATAAGGACGATGAAAGCCTGCATTGGTCAATATCTGACGCCTCTCGACCAGGACGGCCAGTACAAGGTCGTCGCGGTAACGTACAGAGGCAGCACGCGGGGACATGACTGGTACGTCGATGTGACGGGAATAAATCTCGAAGGGGCGGTCTCGCCGCTTTTTCCATCATATAGCGGGGCAGGTAAATAGATGCCACTCAGCATGGGAGAAAGACTGAAACAGGAGGACGAGCTGCACAGGGCGATCGCGGACGCGATAGAGACGAGGCTCCGTGTCGGCGCGCCCGGTATTGTAAGGAGCTTCGATCCCGAGAAACAGACCGCGGAGATCCAGCTTGCAATCCGCGAGAAGATGAGGATGGAAACAGGGGTTTTCCCCCTCATGGACAAGGACCTTCCTCTCCTCGTCGACGTGCGCGTGGGGATCCCCCGCGCCGGCGGTTTTATGCTCACCCTCCCGGTTGCTTCGGGTGACGAGTGCTGGGTCTTTTTCGCCGACTCCTGCATCGATGCATGGTTCCAGTCGGGAGGCGTGCAAAACCAGGTTTTCAAGCGCCGTCACTCCCTCGCCGATGCCTTCGCGGTTCCTATGGCATGGAGCCAGCCTCGAGCGATCTCGGAATATTCGTCGACCAGTCTTCAAATAAGGAATGAGGCCGGTACGGCCTTTATCGACCTTTCGCCGACCGCCCTCACCCTTTCCTTTGCCGGCAAGACCATCGTCATCGACGCGACCGGTGTCACCATCGAGGGCAAGGCTTTCCTGCCCCACAGACATACAGGCGTCCAGGCGGGTCCTGACCAAACGGGAGGTGTGGCGTGAGGTATCGCAGGATAGACGCAAACGGCGACATATGCGCGGGATCGGGTCAGGCCGATTTTGTTTCCGATCATGGCGCCATAGGCCAGGCCATCCTCACGCGTCTTCGCCTCCTGCAGGGAGAATGGTGGGAGAACACCCAGGACGGCCTTCCCCTCTGGCAGAAGATCCTCGGCGTCTATGGGGCAACCAGGGAGCAGATCGATCGCCTCTATATAGAAAGGATACTCGGGACCCAAGGGGTCACCGGCATCCAGGATATGTCCTCGAGCCTTTCCAATAGGCAGTACTCTTTCTCCTGCACAGCTCTCACGCCTTTTGGCACCGTAACGATCACAGGAGGCAACGCATAATGGCATACCAGGCCCCTTACGTCGACGCATCCGGGCTTCACATCAATACCTATCAGGACGTACTCGATCATCTCGAGACGGCCTACAGGTCCATCTTCGGCGATGACGTCTATCTCGAGAACGACTCCCAGGACCATCAATGGATCTCGGCGCTATCCCTCCTCGCCGCCGACGCGAACCAATCACTCCAGGTCGACTACAACAACCGGGCCCCGGCCCATGCCATAGGCGCGTCCCTCGACTCGCTCGTCAAGCTGAACGGTGTGAAAAGGAAATCGGCCTCTTACTCGAGTTGCCAGCTCACCCTCACAGGGGTCGCCGGTTCCGTCATCACGAACGGCGTCGCCCAGGACGTGAACGGCTATAAATGGGACCTTCCGACACCGGTCGAGATTCCCGCTGGCGGCTCGATCGTCGTCACCGCCATATGCGAAGCTCTGGGAGCAGTCGCGGCCCTCGCCGGGACGATCACGAAAATATCGACCCCCACGGCCGGATGGACGGCCGTCACGAACGCCTCGGCAGCTACCCAGGGGCAACCGGTCGAGGCCGATTCCACCCTCAGGGGACGTCAGTCCGTGAGCACCATGCTTCCCTCGAAAACGCTCTTCGAGGGAACAAAGGCGGCAATCTCGGCTATTTTTGGCGTCACGCGGTCCAATGTCCTGGAGAACTTCACGAACGTCGAGGACGATAACGGCCTCGCTCCTCATTCGATCTGGGCGGTGGTCGAGGGAGGGGCGGACGCTGCCATAGCCTCGGCGATCGCCCTCAACAAGGGTGACGGCTGCGGAGTGAACGGGACAACAACAGTAGCGGTGACAAAGCCCGACGGAACGACGGTAAATATCAAGTTCAGCCGGCCGACGTACGTCCCGATCTACGTGATCGCAAACGTCCAGCTCCTCACCGGCGGAACTTCCGAAGACCTGGCCAGCATCAAGGCGGCGGTCTACAGCTACCTTCAGTCCCTCCAGATCGGCGCGCCCGTGACCAACGCGATCAGGGCCGCGGCATACTCGGTCATGCCCGACCTCGCGAAACCGGTTTTCTCCATTCAGTCGCTTTACTGGGGGATTGCGCCTGCTCCCGATGCGTCGACCGACGTGGCCATCGACTTTGATCATGTCGCCGAAGGCGTCCTTGCGAATATTACGGTGAACAGCATATGAGCAGGGGAATCGACTACTACAAGAACCTCATCACGAGCGAGCACCGGGACAAGCCAAAGTTTATGGCCTGGCTGACCGCGGTCCTCCAGGTCTTCATCGACGTCCAGACGTGCGCCGAGTCTCTGTCCGAGGCTTTCGACGTCGACCACGCCGTGGGTGTTCAGCTCGACATTGTAGGGGCCCAGATCGGGGCCAAAAGGACGGTTTCTTTTCAGCCTACGGGCAGCGTAAGCCCGGTCCTCGACGACGACACCTACAGGATCCTCATCAAGGCGACGATTGCGAGAAACCACTGGGACGGAAAAATGGCGAGCTTTCTGACTGCCTGGGAGGGCATTTTTCCCGGCGGCCGTATCAGAGTCCAGGACAACCTCGACATGAGCGTCGACGTCACCCTGAGCGGCGTCTTCACATCGATCGTCCAGGACCTCATCTCTCACGACATGATCGTCCCGAGGCCGGAAGGGGTCAAGGTCAACTATTACATCGGAACGGAACCTTTCTTCGGATTCAACGCCGACGATACCCATATCAGCGGTTTCGATGGCGGTCATTGGGTGTAGAGGAGGAGAACGATGGCGGCAGGAACCAACCTTTTTCTTCAGTGGGCGACAAACCTTGAGGGGTCGATTCTCACGGATGAGGAGTATGCAGCGGACACGATGCGGGACGGAGGAGCTCCGGACGGTCACGCGATTTTTCCATCGGACCTGGGTAACAAGCTCTTTACCCAGATCACGACGATGACTGCCGCACTTGGCCAGGTGATCGCGGATTACGAGCACGATGCAAACGATGCGAGTCTCAACAACCTCGTGACCGCGATCAAAGCGACGTTCGCCCGCCTCAACGGCGACCAGAACCAGGCCTTCAGCGCCGCAAACGGAACCACGGGGAACCAGGTCATCAACATAAGCCAGTTTGCGAAATACGAAGCCGGAAACTATGGATCACCGTACTGGTACCAACAGCTTCCGACGGGAATGTTAGTTCAAGGTGGCTATGCGACGACAGGAACTCTTGTCGGAAATATCGCAACAGGGTCAATCACGTTTCCCTGGGCCTTTTTAAATGCTTGTTACGGTGTATGGCCCGTTCCGATAGGTGCGGATTGGGGGACAGGAAGCTCAAAGATTTCAACAATGGTCACAGGATTAAGCAAAAATGGTTTCAACATTCAGTTCGACCACAACGACATTCCTATGGGCATCCAAGTTCCTTATTGTTACCTGGCGGTCGGGAGATAGGAGGAAAGGGCATGTTTTACAAATACGAGCAAGACACGGGGAGATTCGCCTTTGGCTTCAATATGGATAATCCGGACGGAGAAATCACCGACGAGAATCATGCTGCGCTATTTCTCAGCCAGGTTCAGGGGAAAGAAATAGTCAAGGGCCCGGGCGGCGGTCCAATAGCTTCTGACCCTGCTCCTGTCAGCGAGGAAATGAAAGCTCGGATCGACGAGGCAAACGAGAAAATTAAACTCAATAACCTCATGATCGAAACGTTTCCTCTGCTCCTTCAGTATGTCACCGGGGACGACTCGGAGGTGGACAAGGAAGCCCTGAAGGAGCAGCTCAAACCCATAGCGAAACAGATCGCCGAGCACACGGAAGCAATCGCTCGGACGGCAGCACAAAAGACAACTGCGGAGGCTTCAAAATGA